AGAACGTTGTCAATCATTGCAACAGTTATAGGTACATTTTTGTCCTTTAGACTCGAGGGACGATTAGTAAACTTTGCTGCTAAAGCCGCACCTAAAATGCCTTCAGCAACATCTCCTCTGTTGAACTTGTATATTTCGTTAACCATAGTATTATTTAGTCTCCCAAAAACCACACCGTAGAAAAACAAAACCCCTCTTGCGAGGGGTTGCTGTTGTTACAAGGATACCGGTTACGACCATCCGGCGACACTTAAGGTGAGAGAGGAGGGGGAAGTGCCCGGTTGAGCTCAACTATTAGTTGAAAACAGAGCTACCAGCAGCAGAAAAGGCTGCGGCAACCATAGCACGCGAAGGACGGCCAAGGCGATAAGCCGTGCCACCATTTTTGTTCACGTTGCTATAGATGGCGAACCCTTGCGAACGCAGCTCAGAAATGCGAGCAGACACTGTACCTTCAGTGGTACGCAGTTGCTTAGCAATAGCATGCGCCGAAAAGTTTTTGCCAGTACGAAGTACGTTAAGAACTTTAGTTTGAATACTCATTAAAACATCTCCTAATTACACATCACGCCACACCATTTTAAGATTTAACTAACGTGGCTATCAGTTAAATCATCCTTACTACCATTAAATTATAAAACAACTTTATATAAAAGACAACGTGACTATTCCTTGCCGTCCTCTTCTAATTTCTTTATTTGCTCAACAGTAATAAGTTTGTTATCTACTAATAATAAAGCAAAATCTATAGCACCACTTATTTTACCCCACATGTAACATAAAACACATGCACCAAGTAAAAGCGCTAAATGTATAAAGTTTGTTAGATTTAAAGCATCATGCATATTTGATCCATTTGTAAGCTCTTTGAATAAGTTTTTTTCTTACCTTTTGCCAGTCACAACCTTTATAGGTTCTTTTGTAGTAACTATAGGAAGGAATTTTTCTGGTGGTACTGATTCTGTTTAAAATTTCGTAAGGATTTTTGGTTGGATAATAATATTTTATTTCCATAGCAATATCGTGACCATAGGCATCAATTTCATCCACATCAGCTAAGTAAGCTCTTTCCTCATTATCAACTTTGGTATCCATATTTCGAAAATCCACTTTTTCAGCTTCAAAATTTACATCGCGATATTGCCATTGATATTTGTGAATTGTTTCGTGTTGAATGGCTTGTGATGTGAGAAACTTAAACTCTGGCCATTTGTTTTTTGATATTGAAATACTTTTGCTTCTAGCAGAAAAGTTAAAGCAAACGTATCTTGTATCTGTATTCATATCGTATAAACCAGATACAGTAAAATAATCTTTATCTATATCTTCAAAAATTTCAAACTTAAACTTTAAATCTTTGTCACTAAAAGAGTCTCTCAGAGCTTTTGTGACTAAATGGTATGGCTTGTTACCTAATATATTTTCTTTGGCTGCATCAATACACTGATTTATTTGAGGTGCTAAGAACACTATTCCTCCTAAATTTTTATACCAGAGAAATCTTTTTTTGAGAACATTTGTTTGAAAGAACGATCCTCAAGCGTTGATTCTTCAAAATCAATACCCGAATCTGAAACATCATTTTGAGCTAAATCTTCAAGGTTATATAATCTCATTTTAGCACGATCAACCCCTACCATAAATCTTTTAAAACTAGTTAAATCGTTGTAACGGTTTTTTAACTGTTTTATCATAATTTGGTTAAGTTGCTCGAGCTCTTCAGTGCTGATAAGAGCAAACATAAAGTCTGCTGTAGCCGGTAAACCGAAAGATTCGGATGTGTCTGTCAGGTCTACATCAGTGTTAGAATATCCAGATCTTGTAGTCTGAGTAGCCGATACGACAGGTAAATTATATTCTACAGCTAGCCCACGTAACTCTTCAGCAATAGCCTTAATATATGTATAAGAATTAACACTTCCACCAGGCTTAAATCTTGACGAAGCACAAATATTTAGATAATCGACAAAAATTATGTCTGGTCTAAATTGCTTCTTCAAAGCAAGCTCATTGAGAAGTGACTTAAAGTGGTTAGTATGCGCTGATGCGGTTGGATATTCCTTAATTATTACCTTACCGGTGGTTTTTTGTGCCAGCTTTTCAATCCTCGACGAAAATGCTATTTTTGGTATATCTTTAAGCTGCTCTAATTCAATGTTTAATAAGTTTGCATCCAATCTTTCGGCTATTCGTTCTTCAGCCATTTCCATAGTAATGGATAGGACGTTTTTGCCTTGAGCTAGACAGCTCGAAGCCATATGACACATGAAAAGGGATTTACCAACACCAGTACCGGCTAACGCTATGTTAAGTGTTTTATTTGGTAAACCACCTTTAGTGATTTTATTAAAAATATCTAAATCAAAAGGTATTCGTGTTTCTCGCCTATGATAAAAATCAAAACGTGAATCGGAGTCTTTGATATAATCATGGCCAACAGACTCATCAAAACAAACGCCCAGTGCCTCATGTAGGAGAGATGGTATGGCATCTTTTGTATGCTTTTTGTCGTTACCATCTAAAATACTAATAGATGTTACAATAGCATTATATACCGCCTTGTCTTTACAAAACTTCTCCGTTTCTTCCACTAACCATTCTTGATTGGTATTTTCTACTAAATGTAATTTTTTAATTAAATCTGAAGTGTCTTTAAACTGACTTTCGATAAGGTTTGAATTTTGAAGCGAGACCTCCAAAGCTTCTATAGTTGGATTTTTGTTAAATTTTTTTACAAAGCTATCAACTAACTGAAATACAATTTTATCACTATTGTCTGTAAAATACTCTTCCTTTAAAAAAGGAATAACTTTCCTAGTAAAATTTTCATCATGTACTAGATTGCGCAGTATTGTTAGTTCTATTCTGTTCATCTTCTAAAGTGTCAAACGCTTCCGTTAATATATCGTTAACAATAGTTTCAAAAAGAAGTTTAAAATTTTCACCAGTTATTTCTTCATCTGAAATAGATGTTGGTTTGTTTATAACGTGGTAATCGATCACCATTTCAGAATCCTCGGAAGGCAGATCTAATTTTTTAATTTGTACAACCGTATTAGTAAAGTCTCCGCTAATAATTTCAAATCCCCAATCCTCACTTCCAACAAACCAAGGTCTATACAATTCGTTCCTAAGCATTTTCATATTCCTCGCTTATATCTTCATCAGAAAAATCTTCTGTCATAAGACCGGAACCAGCTGCTTTAAACTTATCTTCGACAAATTTTTGAAACTCTTTTTTAGCTAAGATGGGTAACCAAAACTCTTTAGTGTTGGTTTCTTTTAATCTTACTTTTTCATCCTCTCCAGCTCTAGAATACCAGCCATTAGAAGGTTTAGTAACAAACCCTCCATCCAAAGCTACATCCAAGAGACCAGACCATTTACTAATACCACCATCATAAGAAACTTCAATAGCTATCTTTGATTTTTCCCTTACCTGTCTTGACTTTTCTACATTGATGATGAAGTTATATCCAGTTATCTCTGTACCGTCTTTTTCTTGCTGGCGACCTATGATGTAAATGTTATCAGCTGAATAATAAACGCCAGTACCACCACTAACAATGTCTTTAGGAAACATACCAATTTCCTTGTAAGTATGATTTACCACAATCATTGGAATGTTCTTAAGTGTTAGGTGAGGTGTAACCATTCGGAAGAAGGATTTGAGCTGTTTTGCTCTAGACATATCAGCTACACTTTTGCCATCTAAAGCATCCTCCACTTCTTTTTTAGAAGCTAAGTTACCAACAGAATCGACAATAATGATAATATGATCCCCACGTTCAATATTACTAAGCTGGGCCATAGCATCGTGTTTAAGTTGTTCAATGTCGGTAATTGGTGTGTGAAGAACTTTGTCCGTTCTAATACCAAAAGAATTAAAATAAGATTGAGGACTACCAAACTCAGAATCATAAAATAGGACAACAGCATCTTCGTACTTCTCCAAATAAGATTTAGCTAACAAAAGAGCAAAAGCAGTTTTAAAATGTTTGGAAGGACCTGCAAATACAGTCAGGCCCGGTGTCAGACCTCCATTTAATTTACCAGATAGGGCAACATTAATCATTGGCACCGATGTTTGAATTGTATCCTTAGCATTAAAAAATTTAGAATCGGAAAGAATATCCGAGTCTTTAATAGTTGAATTACGTTTTAACTTCTCAATTAAATTTGACATATGCTCCTCACTTACACCACGATTCTTTTTTATCTCCATAATACTCTCTTGCTAAACCAGCCTTAATTAAGGAATCCCTTAAGCTAACTCCATCAAGTACGAGATCACCGAGAACACGACCTCCAAACTTATCCCACTCCCTAATTATAATCTCTTTTT